ACGTTGTCTACTATTCTCGATGTGACAAAGCGACTGAATGACGGTGAAGCTCATCAGTCAGTCGTGTACCCGACTCCTTCAGACAAATGCTCATGGGACTGTGAGTTCCGAGCAGTGTGTCCGCTCTTTGACGACGGCTCACACGCTGAAGGTCTCATCGCAGCTTCATTCAAAGTACACAACCCTTACGAGCGCTATCAAACAGAGGTCAATTTCTAATGCAAGGTTTTAGTATGCTTATCCACGGTCCGAGTAAGAGTGGCAAGTCGTATCTTGCCGACACTACTCCTGGGCCTCGTCTTGTGCTCGACGCAGAAGGTGGCGCAAGCACTCGCTTCACGCCTTCGAACAAAGTTATTTGGGAGCCTCTGCGCGATGCGCCTCCGGCAGACGACGGTACGTGGGAGACTTGCGTTGTGTACGTTCGATCGTTCCAAGATGTGCAGCGCACTTACGAGTGGCTGAACTCTGGTAAGCACCCTTTTAAGTCAGTTATCATTGACTCATTGTCCGAAACTCAGCAACGTTGCATCGATGCGATTGTTGGAACCGAACAGATGAAGACTCAGGACTGGGGAGAACTACTGCGCAAAATGTCTGCGCTTGTTCGCTCTTACCGCGACCTCATCATTCACCCTACGAACCCATTACACGCAATTATCTTCATTGCAATGACTCGTAACATTGACGGGACTAGTCGTCCGTATGTGCAAGGTCAACTCGCTAACACTCTTCCTTACTATGTCGACGTATGCGGCTACCTTTGGAGCGAGCTGAACAGCGACACCGGTGAAGTTAGTCGCAGGCTTTTGTGCGTACCGCACAATGCGTTTGAGGCTGGCGATCGCACCGGCAAGCTTGGTAATGTAGTTGACAACCCCAACATCAGCTCAATGCTTGAGCTGATTTACTCGTAGTACCGCAGTAAACAAACAATAAATACCACCTAGAAAGCGAAAGACAAATGACACCCACCTGGAGTGAACTCCTCAAAGAAGCAGGCGCAGTTAGTGGCGGTTACGACCCGCTACCCTCTGGTCAGTACGACGTTGAAATCATCAAGTCGACTCACAAGGTTGCGCAATCAGGCAAGTCCATGTTCGAAGTCGAGATGAAGGTTCTCAACGGTCCGCACGCGAATCGTCGTATCTGGAATCGCTTCGTTGTGTCGCCTGAGAACCCTAAGGCGCTCGGCTACTTCTTCTCGAACATGCGTGCGCTTGGTCTCACGGCTGAGTTCTTCGAAGCGCAACCCGCTGACGCTCAAGTCGCTGCTGCAATCGAAGGCAAGGTCTGCCGCGTCGAGGTTGGGCAGAGCGAGTACAACGGTTCGATTCGCAACGACGTGAAGAAGATTCTCCCGCCTGAGGGTGGCGCCACTCCTGTGACTGCCGCTCCTTCTGCTGGCGTGCCGAACATTCCGGCTGCTGCTCCGGCGACCGCTCCTGCGGCTCCTACCGTTGCTGCGCCCACGACTGCTCCGACTGCTCCGGCAGTTCCGTTCTAGTCAAATGCGCATCCTGGTCACAGGTTGCACTTTTCTTCAAGTCAACCCTCAGCGCCGAGTGATTAAGAAGATCGATGTGCCACAGAGCATCGTCGAGACTCTTCAATCACTCGGCCATGAGGTCGACTGGAGATTAGTCAACGTCGGAGAAGATTTAAGCGGGTACGACGCAGCTTTTGTCTGTCTTGCTCCAATCACAAGCACCAATGCTCGCAAGGGCGCACTCGGTGCACTGTGGACTTTGAGCGAGAAGCGCAATTTGCCTGTTGCGGCGTTATTCGACGATTGGCAGTTCCCTGCCGTGTTTAATGGCTTCCGAGCTCTTAAGCGCGCACCTGAGTATTTGCACAAAGTCATCTGGGGAGAGCGATTCTTCTTTTCAGAGACTGAAGAGACTGTGCGGCTTCACGCTGACGAGCTTGTAGAAACTGCTGTTTCATTGCTCGGCCCTGCGTGGGAGCGCATTCTTCCAGTTTGCCCGATGTACCGATGGGGTGACCGAGAGAAAGTTCTCGCTAAGATGCCAGACGAAATCTCGTCTGTCTTTGCGCTTGACCCATCACCCACTATCTACAGCTCAATCGCTTCTGTCAAGTACGACGGAGAGAAAGAGCGTGCATGGATAATGGCAGCTTTGATGCCTCACGGTGAGTGGCTCGAAAAGCGTGAGCCTACATGGCGAGTCGATCTCTTTGGTTCGCGCAAGCTCAAAGCTGAGCGACTGAAAACTGAGGAAGACGTTATCCTTGAGTACTACAAGCGATGGGGCGCACTTTCGCCACCGTACAATCACGCTGGTGGTGGTTGGTGGCGTAGCCGCTTCATCTACGCAGCGAGTGCAGGCACTGTGCTCGTGTGCGACAAGGGTGAGGGTTTGCCTATCGGCCCGTCATACAACTTGGTTATCCCGAAAGTAGAGGCACTGAGTGACGCTGAGCTTCTCGCTCTTGCTACTCAGCAGCGCAATGAACTTCGACCGTGGCTAACTACTTGGCAAGAGTGGGAGTTCGATGTGCAAGACATCTTCCGCCAAGCTGTTGACAAATATCAAGGAAGACTCCATGCCTAAATGGAATTGGTTAGAAGAAACGCGTGAGCTTCAAATCAGTGCGTACGGTGCAGACCCTGCCGCACTCGAAGGAGAAGCTCTTGCTGACTTCATCCTTTGGAATCACACTGCCCTCGTCGATGAAATGAGCGAGTTTCTCGGCGAGGTGCAGTGGAAGCCGTGGGCAAAGCCACGAGGTGGCGCAAACAAAGATGCTGCCATTGGCGAGCTTATTGACGTAGCGCACTTTCTCGCTAATCTTGCTGTTGCAATGGGTTGCACAGATGAAGAGTGGGAGAGTCGCTACAAAGCGAAAATGGAAATTAACCGTGCGCGCCAGCGCAACGGATACGACAACACGAATAAGTGCAAGAAGTGTAGACGAGCTCTTGACGATGTCGCTGTAAAGTGCACCGCTGATGCGTGCATCGAAGAGAAAGAAAACAATGACTGATTTTGTTGAAGTCAAAGCAGGCTTCCTCGGTCGCGAAGGTACGCTTGATGCGTACGTAATTGGCGAGCGGAATGCCTACTTAAAGTTAGAGCCTACACAAGACGACATCTTGCTTGACGTTGGTGCGAACATTGGCGCGGTTGCGTGCACGTTTGCTTCCAAAGTTAAGCAAGTTATCGCAATTGAGCCAGAGCCAAGCAACCTCGAAGTTCTTCGAGCTAACATCGAACACTTCCATGCCGATAACGTTACCGTCATCGCTGGGGCCGCTACGTTAACACGAGAGACTCGCAACTTCTACTTGAACACGGGCACCAACAAAGGTGCTCACTCGCTTCTTACGAAGCGTGGCCGTGACGTTATTGAAGTTGAATGTTATCCTTTTGCTGAGATTCTCGAGACGTACAAGCCGACGCTTTTGAAAATGGATATTGAAGGCGGAGAGTACGAGCTCGCTCCTATTCTTGCCAACTTGCCTTCTTCAATTCGCGGTATCGCGATTGAGTTGCATCTTAATCGCAAGGATTGGCGCGGAACGCTTGCGCCTGCGATTATCGAGAGCATCACGGTTCAAGGTTTCAATGCTGTTCGCTCGCTGAAAATCGGCGAGAAAAACTGGTGCACGATGGGAGTGTATTCACGATGACTTACAAATTTGTAGACGTACACGGCTTTGCTGGCGGACTTTCTCTTGGCATTTCGCAGAGTGGCTTCACTCTCGTCGGCAAGAAAGAATTGCAAGGAGCGTTTGGTGCTCAGAACATGGAAGTCAACCGTCACATTCTTGGTGATGCTTGGCAGACCCAAGCTGGGAACTACGAAGACTGGGAGCCAATTGACGCAGAGCTCATCATTGGCAATCCACCGTGTAGTGGCTTTAGCCTTCTGTCTTCAAAGTCGTTCCGAGGCGTAGACTCGCGCATCAACGCTTGTATGTGGGGCATCACTGAGTTCGCGGCAAAGACTGCTCCGCCTATTTTTGCATTTGAGTCTGTGCAAGGTGCGTTCACCACTGGGCACGAACTTATGCGAGAC